GAGTGAACCAATATTACTACGGAATGGACGCTCATAATAATTAGTAAGGATAAGTGACCTTACTGCAAATTTGATTGCCTGATCGTCTGCGCGTATAGGCAAATCACCTGTTACGGGATTTGGAGTGAAACTAGCATCGATATCGACGAATGTTCTTGTAGCCATGTATTATTTAGTTACCCGCTGAATACGTTTGGAGAGCCCTGCGCTATAACTGAGCCACAGGCAACATCATCACCAATTCTTCCAACAGCCTTACCATTAACAAATACTGTAGAACTACCAGATGCTAGAGTTGAGTCATGGGTTTTCTTATTGCACTTATGTGGAATCCAATGATCACCTACTCTATGCACGCCTTTACTATTTACGAATACATCCGATGAGGCAGAGTCATTGACTCTTGGTGGAAAACAACCATGCCCCGAACACTTATCGCTTAGTCTCGCTACTGCAGGCATGTTATTCCTTTAGCACGTAGCCGTTCCCGCCAGATGCGGGACGTAGAGTCTTGTTGATTGCTGCATCAATTGTCAATGCCTGCATAATGTTATTATTTACATTGAATGCAATATGGATCCAGGTAGTTGCACCCTTGTACTCAAGAATGAGCTGACGGAATGCCGGAAGCATTTTCTGGATCTCAATAATAGCATCATAATGCTGTTTTCTAGAGAATCCCTTCAACTGGAAGTCAATAGCCATACCCTTCAAATGGTCTGACGTTTTCGATCCACCAATCTTTGTATTCTGTGCCTCTGATCTCCAGGCACTGGTGATATTCATATTTGGATACTTTGCCTTGATCGGCTCAATACAATTCACCACCAACAGGCGAAGGTTGCAAACAATTTCCGATGCAGGTATTCCATAATTGACACCGCTCGGAATACCACTGGAGCCGACGCAGATCTGACCAAGTGTGAACTGTTCAGTTAGTTTGAATCCAGAGGTAAAGGTAGCTGCATTCTTGATATCATCGCCACAAGTAGTGAACGATGCAACTGCTGTTTTCTCTGGCACGACTGCTTCCTCAGTGGTTGGTGCTGTGGTAGGTTGAGTCTCTTCTGGGTTAACAACACCACTATTAACATTGCTTGCAGCGAATGCCTCTGAACTTCCTTCTTGTGGAGTCTCATAGTTGGCATCAACATCACTGGTTCTGCTGGTCGTAGTCAATACGCCGAACTCTGGCTGAGCAACAGGGGATTCTGATGGGAGAGATAATCCGCTCGCAACTCCACTATTGAAATAAATCTTACTTGCATCAACTGCGAATTGACCACCGACCTTTACTTTATAATCACCAGCGACTGCCTGAGTTAGATTGCCAGTGACATTTACTGTGGCATTACCCAGAACCTGTACTATTGAATCATTCTCAATTCGAACATTAGAGTTGCCCTGGATAGTTACGTTGCACGCACCCTTGACCAGAAGATTTCCATTGCGTTCTAGGATCTCAAAATTATCACCAACAATACGAGTAACACGAGTTCCATTAGAATCAATTTCATAAAATGTTCCTGACTTATGAAAAGAGTGTCTGCGCTCGCTTCCTTTGGTGTCATCCCATTCTTCAATGTGTCCGCTCTCTGTGGCAAACACATGATTGTATGGATACTTCGTATTATAAGGAATTGGTGGCTGATTCCAAGTCGCGCCATCTGCCTTCTTCACATTCAAAACACGACCAGCCTCTTTCGAGAAAACTACTGTCTTATCAATAGATTCATTTCTCGCTAGGCGGTGAGTGTCTGGTTCATTGATCCATTTTGGATATGCTTTATTCGGATCTTTGAAACCACTCTCATCAGTTGGGTTCAAAGTTTGTGTAACTGGAGGTGCTGAAGATTTACGAATAACAACAGGGTTTTGTGTAATGTCTGATGCAACCTGTGTCTCCGCTGTAGTGACTGGCATTGGTGTTACTTCACCATCAACAGAAGGAATGCCGTCCTTTAAGAAAAGAGTTTTCTCTTTTTCTCTTCTTCCAGTCAGAGTACCATTATTTGTTTTAGTCTGCGGAATAAATGCTGCTGCTTCTTCATACTTTCCTGCGTTCAGACTGGTCGCAATCTGAGTATTGAAGAAACCACCAGATCCCATATTGTAAACCATGCCGACAATAGAGTCGAACATGCTTTGGGTGACAGGAACTTTCACGTTTCTCTTCACTGAAGGAACAAATTCCTTTTCCAGTTTGTACATCAACAGTTTATCAGCATCTTCTTTGCTGATAATTGTGTTCTCGTTCACCTTTGAATTATCAAGAAGATAAGTCGACCCCCATCCAATTGTCCAGATACCTTTGGTGTCTCTGTATGGATATAGTATTGTTTTGTCAGGAGTAGAATCTTTACCAATTCTTGTTCTTGATTTATCTAAAGAAGCCAATCCTTCATGGCTCTTCAATTCAGTTAGCCCTGCTTCTGAAAGAGATAAAGAGGATGCCTTCTTCGCTTCACCAGCTGATGTAGATGTAACTGCCTCAGCAGAAGTTGTCTCACCACTTAGAATAGGAGCTCCGCTGCTATCTGTTACTATTGTACCATCAGTAGATTTTACTGTGTTGCTTTGCTCAGAATAGGTTGAGTTGGTTCCTGTATCTTGCTGAGGAATTCCACCAAGTGTACCGATGATTACTGGTTGTTGATTATCCTCATCAGTAAAGATTACAACAACCCACGAACCTTCAACTGGTCCAACAGGGGAAAAACCAATACCGCTCATCGCAGCAGAGGTAACTGGCTGCATTACGATAGCCCATGGTAAATCAGCAGTCGGTAACTGTTGTTTACTCTCTGAATGTAAACCAAATATGCGAACTTTACAGCGACCCAACTTCAATGGGTCAGTGGTTCTATCCTCGACTACACCTGTGTAAAATTGTGTCATTCTGATTCTGTGCTATCTTTAATGAGTTCGAGGCTGCAGATGTGGTCATTCGGAGTGAACTTATGTGCCACTGCAGAAATTATATAGTATCCACTGAGTATTTTATCGACAAACTCAGCCGGATTGTCACCTTGTGAGAATGAGCGAATTTTGTTAATTTCCAGATGAACTTTCTTACCTACTGTATAGTCTGTTCTACCAAGAACTTCAATCTCAACTTTCGATGATTGAAATTGTCTGATCTGAGAAATTCTTCTTTGGTAATAATCAAAGTTAGTTGAGTCACCAGCACTCATTGTGTTATACTGGCGAGTAGTAGTCATAACAATTGCCTCTGACTCAGCAATAACTTTATCTGTGTAAAACTTATTCTTGTTCAGGAATTGTTTCTTGTCTGTAGAAAGATCAAAATTCTTTATCTTAAATCTCTTGAGTACTGGGTCAGAAACAAACATCAAAGATTTGATTACACCAGCATCCAGATCTCTGACATAATCGAAGATGGTATCAACATTGATAGAAATGATTGTCTGGAAGTCAATGTTTGGATCTTTTTTGCCCTTACCAAGAGAATCATTATTACTGAATGTCTGAAGAACTGGAACTTGTTTAGATGCCATGTCATTGAGACAGGTGAAATTGAATCCATCTCTGTTCTCAAAGAACATAGTATTATCGCCACCAGCTGACCTAGAGTGATCCGAAAGGTATGTTATGTTCTGAGTAGCTGTCCAGAAATTAGAGACATACTTTATACTATTCGTTGAAGGAGTCATATAGACTGCCTTATTTGAAAGAAGATTATCTCTTACAATTCTGTTCACTAGTTCTGATGGTGAACCACTAAAACTTTTGGAGATCTTCTTTTGATTGGGTAATGCTTCTTCTGATATAAAATGGAATGCATACTGCTGAGCACGGTCACTACTCAATAATCTATCAGAGTGTTTGTATATGTGGAATGTTCCAGTGATATACTGTTCTTTACTGATAGTTGGAGTATAGATGTTCAACCGAACTTTATTAGTTCCAGCGCGTCCAAGCAAACCAGGAATGTCAAATGTGTCAGTGATGAAAATAGTACCAGATATGAATGGAGAAAACAGATCTTCATATACAACTATACCACCAACCTGATTTGCAATATTCGTCTCTGCATTATCAGATGTGATAATGGTTACCTCAGATAACTGATATTCCCCCGCAAATTTCAGTTTAGATTCGACAGTCATTCTGCCGCAGTCACAAAGGACGACTCTAGTTCAGCAGCAATATTCGCGATAATAGATTTGTTGACAATCTTGATTCTTCTCTTGGACTCATTCATTCTGGTCTCATACTCAAGATTGCTTATTTCTCTGACAAGATTACTAGCTGGTCCGTCAACGATATTGCCTCTCTCATCTTCGAAGTGTGGAGTATCGAAAATAATATGCTGGTCATTTTCATTGTTCTCTCCATACTTGTTCTCAATGTATTTCGAAAGAGCCTCACCGCTCATTGGAAAGTCATTCCATAGATCATATCTGTCATTAGTAAGCATGATAACCCAATGAAGATTGGCGTCACCATAGACTCTTTCAGCAATGATTTCTGGAGTCTCGCCATCCTCAATATCATACTCATCATATAGAGTAATGTTACTAAGCACCGATTTCCTGAGTCTGACGTTAGCGACAATGTCTTTAACTCGGACGAGTTTGAGTTTCCCACCCAGCTCGAATGGGTATAAGATATCTGGGAAGTTTGCGAAGTAGGTCATTTTCCAGAGTCCCAGAATGGTGAAGTTTCTTTGGATGCCAGATATAGTTCTTTGAACGTCAAAGTCATATTTATCTGAGAAGGCATTCCATTAGCGAATGTGACGAATTGCCCATTCGGTGTGTAATTTATATTACAGTTGGTAAGTACAGCAGTGAAATGGCGCTCAAGGAATTCGCTTTCTTCACTTCCCTTAAAGTATTTAATTTCAAATTCAGAAGGGTAAATATAAATAAACTGGTTCTCATCAGCGAACTCAGGAAGCATGTGATATCTAAACATTCTGATAATATCTAAAACATTGGCTGCTTCGAACTCATTCTTTGGTGCGAATTGATAAGAGAAATTTATAGTTCTAAAATCAACACCTTGAAATAGCTGTTCTTTCTTTGTATTCGGAGCAGTCCTTGTAACTTTCTGAAGCGATTTGCCAATTTTACCAGCACTCAGAAGTGCCTGGGCACCTTTAGTAACTGCAGCTGCTGCAAGAGCATCTCCGAATCCTGCTTTGCCACCAGAAATATCAGAACCTAATTGTGCCGCTACTCCACTACCCAATAACTCATCTTCTTCACCCCATAATGTAGTATATGAGGTATTAAGATCATTTGGAACATACAAACTAATTGCTGATTTCAACCTCTTCATTGGTAGTGTACTTCTTAGAGCTGAGATTGATCCAAGACCAGCAGCTGTAGCAGCTTTTTCAATTTCTTTTCTTCCCGCAGTATTCCTATATTCATTCTGGGGAATATCTGCTACTGGTGGTTTACCATATATTGAATTTTTATCCAATTTACTTTCACCAGTGACATTGATAAAGAACAATACTCTGTTCTGCCCATATTGCTCTGATGTATCCAAATCCTCTGGGTACTGTAAATTTTCTATCTCGTACTTGAGAGTATTGTACGTTACAGATTTTTTTGGAGGAGTTGTTGCCATTGTGATGAGCTAAATAATGGTTAGTAGTATTATATTTAGAAGATGGCACGGCACTATATTCAGGGATATTTCAAACCAAAACGACCAGAAAAATACGTAGGAGATGTGAATAATATCTACTATCGTAGCAGCTGGGAGTTGAAGTTTCTGAACTGGTGTGACTCAAACCCATCGGTATTAAAATATAACAATGAGGAATTAGTTATTCCTTATATATCACCAGTAGACAAGCGACCGCATAGATACTTCGTTGACTTTGTTATCATGGTAAAGACTAGAACTGGTGAGATAAAGAAATACGCAGTTGAGATTAAACCAGAGCACCAGACAGAGCCACCAAAGCAGACCAGAAAGACAAAGAAGTTTCTGACTGAGATGGCTACTTACGCTGTAAATATAGAGAAGTGGAAGAGCGCAGATACCTATTGCAAAAAGCATAATATGGAATTCATCGTTCTTACCGAGAAACATCTATTCTAAGGGAATATGGCAAGAGATAAAAAGACCTCACTTGAGTTGTATCATATTGATCCAAACCAAGTTGTCAATTCAAAGAAGTGGTTCGACGAACAAGTAAAGATGTTGTCAACCAAGAAAATCACGCCAAACAGAATTATG